CTCAACTTTCTGCAAAGTTGGTTTTTAGGGGGGGTTAACCCAAAATAGGGAATTCCCCTTGCGTGGCTACGCAAAAAGACGCACATTAGACGCAAAGGAGAGAACCGTCATGACCGCAAGAATTCCCGTTGAGATCCACCGCATTCACGGAACCAAAGGAACAAAGGAAGGTGTATTCCTGCCAGAGGATGTAAAACGCAGGATTCCATTTGCTGAGTGGGCAGATAACCCCAAATCGTTTACGCGCAAAAAGTTCGTCAAGGAAACGGCTGATTATTTGTTCAGCGTGTATGGGATTGGCTCGGAGCAAGACCGGCATACACTGATGATGCTTGCCGATCAGATTCAAATCTACATTGACGCAAGGTCGGCGATAGATACTCAGCCGCTTATTGTGGAGACTAACGCTGGTAAAACGTTTGCGCCCAATCCTTACATAAGCCTTGCAAATAAGGCGATGGAGAATGCCATTAAACTTATGTCTGAGTTAGGACTAACACCAAAGTCTAGGTTGGCGGCTAATAAGCTCGATGACAACACGAAAATAAACGATTTCCTGAAAGGGCCTAAGTTCGGAACATGAAACTAGAAGATGGGATTGAGTACGCTGTTAGCGTAGTAAAGGGTGATATTGACGCGTGTAGAAATGTGCGTCTCGCTTGCCAGCGGTTTCTAAATCACATAGAAAATAAAGAATGGGAATGGATATTTGATCCCGGCCCTGTCAATCACTTTCTACAGTTCACCGCACTTTGCAAGCATGTAAAAGGTCAATGGGCTGGACATCCCGTTACGCTGGAGCCTTTCCAGATTCTTATTATCTGTGCCATCTACGGATTCAGGAGTAAGAAAGACAGACAAAAGCGGATGGTGCAGGATGTCATTGTCTACATCCCGCGCAAGGCTGGTAAATCGACATTAACGGCGCTGATCGCACTTTATGAGCTAGGGTTTGGAGAAGCAGGAGCTGAGGTTTACACGCTCGCTACAAACCGGGATCAGGCCTCAATTGTTTTCACGACGGCTAAGGGCTTTGTTGAGACAATGCCGAAAGAACTCTCCGGTTTGTTTGTCCCCGGTAAGTTTACGATCACCAAATCTGGCGACAGCCAGAGCATGATGAAAGCTCTTTCCAGAGACACTAAAAAGACCGGAGACGGGCTCAACCCTTCTTGCGCGATCATTGACGAGGCGAGCCAGATTGTCGACAGGAATGCGATTGAGGTTTTGCATTCAGGGATGGTATCTCGGCTTAATCCTCTTCGGCTATACATCACGACCGCTTCTTTTACCCGCGACACAAAGTTCTTTGAGGACTTTCAGGTGATGGAGCATATCCTCCATCAGGACGTTCCTGATAACCCGCGATGGTTTGGCCTTCTCTACTCTCTAGATGCCGGTGATGATTGGAGAGACGAAAAGACGTGGGCTAAGGCTAACCCGATGCACAATATCTCGGTCTCGCACGATGCAATCGTTGCGCGATGTGAAGAAGCGAAGATTAAGCCCGCTGCACTTAACGAGTTTCTCTGCAAGACGCTTAACGTTTATGTATCTGCCGAAACTGCGTGGGTTGACCGCACACATTGGGATGAATCCGTAGGGCTGACAGAGAGAGAACCCGAAGCGGTATTTATAGGTTTTGACCTAGCGGCAACACGAGATCTAAACGCGGTTTGTACGTTAAAGAGGTTTGCAGAGGACGATTACGAAGCCGAGTGGAAATTCTTTCTTCCCGAAGATGGCTTTGAGTTATTGCCAACTCATTATCAAGACATCTTCAGGCAAGCGATCAATTCGGGGATCTTGCATATCACCGAAGGTAACGTGATGGACGATAGAGAGATTTCGGCGTATATTATTGGGCAAAGCCAGAAATACGACATAAAAGAGGTAGGCTACGACGCTTATAATGCTGCCGCTCTAGTAGCAAGGCTGTACGAAGTCGGAATGCCAGTTAAGAAAGTCGGTCAAGGAATGGCGGTGCTTTCTAACCCGTCGAAGCATGTCGAGCGACTCATTCTAAGCCACAAAATCAGACACGACGGAAACCCATTCTTAGGACATCAACTGGGCAATTGCGAAGTGTTCACGGACGTTCAAGGCAACATCAAAGTCAAGAAAGCCGGTGTGGATCGTCACGCTAAGGTTGACGGGATTATCGCCTTAATCATTGCGATGCACTGTAGTCTGGACAACCCGATGCCGTCTGAATCGTACGGATTCAGAGTCTTTTGAGGATAAAAATGGGCTTATTCGACGTATTTAAGCGTAAAACAAAGGCCGAAAGTAACTCTTTATTCGGGAATAGCGTCCTCGGAAACAACGTCATGCTCCGCGGTAAGGGGCAGGGCTACGGATCTAACCAATTACTGTACGTTACGACATCTGCGGTTAACGAAGCAGGGCGAACTGTCGATATAACGACACTTGCTAGAAACTCGACTGTGATGGCTTGCGTGGGAGCAAAAGCACGTTCTCTTGCTCAATTACCCGTCAAAATCATGTCTAAGCAGGCTGACGGCACGTTTGTAGACACACAGACCGATCCGAGCGTCCCTGAACGCGAAAAGAGCCGAGCAGCAAGCGTTCTTAATTTACTTGCGAATCCTAATAACTTCCAAAGTCAATACGAGTTTTGGTATCAGTTCACAATGTGGCATGAGCTGGCCGGTGAGACTTTCGTATTACTCTGGAGGAAAGACGCGCAAGAACCGACGCAGATTCCGCTGGAGATGTACGTCTTAGACTCGACGCTGATCGTGCCGAGGATCTCAGAGACGCGCTATCCGTTTTACACGCTTACCAGCTCGTCTTACGGCTTCAATAAAGACGAGCCGCTCAAGTATTTTCAGGTGATGCACACAAAGTCTGAGCCGTGGCAGGGTTCCAGTTCGTTTAATCGTTTACAAGCTGTCGAGTTGGTTTCCTTAGATCAGGATATTGATCTCTACTCCAACTTCATTATGTTGAACGGTGCAAAACCATCTGGTTTGTTCCGTACTGAGCAAGTCATCCCTGACTCAAAGTTCAAAGAGATTGCTAGCAGGCTAAAAGAAGCGTGGACGAACATGCTTAATAGCCAGCCCTCGGATCAGAGCAAGCCGGGGCAGTCTATGTTGTTGGATCAGGGCATGACCTACGAAGCCATCAAGCCTCTCACGCTTCAGGATGTGGATGCAAGAGAGCTTAAGAAACAAACAATGACGCGTATCTGTGGATTGTTTGGTGTGCCTCCTGCGATGATCGGAGTCGGCGAGTCGAAGTACAACAACACCCAAACGATGCTAGATGAGTTCTACAAGTCAACGATGATGCCGTTCATTACGAACGTTGAGCAGCGGTTAAAATTGTCGTTATTAAAGGGCTATCCGAATTTACACGTTCAGTTTCAAACACAAGACTTTCTAAAGGGCGCTCCGCTAGATCAGATGAATTACGTCGTTGCAGGGGTGAAGAATGGGATTCTTACGCAGAATGAAGCGCGTGAATATCTGGGACTTAACTCTCTCGATGGTGCTGATGATCTGCTGCTTGCCGCTGGTGGCGATAGCCCTATTCCCGGCAGTTCTCCGCAAGATACTGGCGGTGGTGGAAACCTTAAGGTGGTCAATAGGACAGGCAGAGCCGGAAATGCTTAAGGATCTATTAGAGAAACTCAAGGCCGCGGCAGACAAGAGAAAGCCAAAGCCTAAGTTAGTCGACGGAATGGTAAAAAAGGAACCTATCAATGGCTAAGAACATCACTTTTTTCTACGAGGCCAAAGTTGAGCTAGGCAGGAAAGCCGACGAGGCAACGGGCGAGCCCACGGGTGAAATCGAAGCCACACTTACGACGTGGGGCGCAAGAGAAGGCGCAGACGGTCGGCGGTTCTTTTACACGCCCGAGGCTTTCGAGGCGTGGCACGAGATGTGGATGGAAGCAGGAAGGCCGCTTCCTATGTACTTTCAACACTCAAGCGACATGATGCCTGTCGGCGAGTGGTCGAAGTTCGATATTACGGACGAAGGTATGACCGGCACAGGAAAGATCTTCCTGAACACCACTTCCGGGTCTGACCTTTATACGATCATGAAGGAAAGCCCGCGGATGGTTGGCGGCGTTTCTGTTGGTGCGTATGCCGATGAGTATCAAATGGTTGATGAGAATGGTGAGCCTACAGACGATCCCGACATGTTCTTTCAGATCGTCAAAGGTGGTTTAGCCGAGGTTTCTATCGTGATGCAGCCTAATAATCCAAAGGCTGAGATTAGTAGACTTGAGTATTGGATGGGGTCTAAACCCAATCCGAGAACGATTGAGAAGGCTTTGCG